TTAGAATTTTTTCAACAAACTTTCGTCGCTCGACATACAGCTCTTCAGTTTTAGCACTTCTTTTTTTAGGAGGGCCACTTCTCTTGATTGGTTTGTTTCTTCGAATCATAAGTGACCTCTGCATTCACGATAGTTACCTAAAGTGAATCTGAGTCGATGTCGTCGAATGTCCACTTGTTATCAAGAGTATCCCACAAAGAGCGGTCTATAGAAGTATCTTCTAGGTCAAAATCTCTAAGCATTGCTCTGTGTTTAGCTATTGCTCTCCTGAAAAATTCAACTTGTTCCCAGCCGTCATTTTGCATTTCTTGGCCTGTAGAAATCATCACGGCAACTTCATCAAGCCTTCTATCAACATGAAATTTGAAGCGTTTAATTCTTGTTGCCTTGGTCTCGTAGTACGAACCAGCTTCGCGAGTTAGCTTGGTTCCAGCCCTCCCTAGCGAGCCATATCTTGCAAGGTCGGACTCCGAGTCGGCTTCTATGTCGTCGATTTGACGCTGGAGATTATCGGATAGTGCGAGAAGTGCATCTTTCCATTTTTCCCAGTTTTCCTGTTTCATTAATTCTTTTTTATGCAAAGGCGACAGTTTGTTCTTAACCTCTTCTGCAACCATGCGCGCAAAAGCATCGTCATTCGTAATCATTTGATTCTCCCTATTTCCAGGCTGGACAAAAAGACTTGTACCCGCACCATCCACATAAAACTGATTTCTTAGCTTCAAACTCTCCAGAAATACATCTATCGTCAATTCCCGACTTTGTGCTTTGTATCTTTTCAATAACACGGCTAACGTCGGATGGGGTTATTTCCATCTCAAAACGAACTCCGTCCTTTAGGTACAAAAGCTCTGCTGATGATTCTTCCGATTCAATTCCAATGCTTGATAAAAGCTGGGAATAAATAATCAACTGAAAAAATCTATCTTGAAGGTCAGATTTCCGTGGAGTTTTCCCTGTTTTGTAGTCGCTAATTTTTGGTGCTCCGGTAACCGCGTCTTGGGTTAGTCGGTCGATGAAGCCACGTATCTTTACTCCACCAATACCACCACTAACAAAAGACTCAAGACTGTGTGGCGCTATTAACGCTGGGTCTTCAAGTCTCCAAAGGTTTTCAACACACCACCATGCAGACCATCTGAACAGCTTTAGATTTTTATCATCGGTCACAATCTCTTGGACCTGTACTGCCCACTTTGTATCCCACTGTTCTTTGGCGATTATTTTTGCCTGTTCTTGTGTTCTGAACTCTGGTGGGAGTTTGTACATTTCTTCAAGAATGTCGTGAACAAAGTTTCCAAGAAGAGCTTCTTTGCCACTTGGGTCCTTGATGTTGTCAATCTTGCTGTACTTGAATTTCAGTGGGCACTGATTAAATGTCGAGATAGATGATGGTGATAGAAACTCTGGAGCTTTTAGTCCACCATTACTGTTACTTTGTGTCGACATATTTGCCACCAAACTGAAGACGCAGGGCTTCCACTACGAGGGCCTGTAGGTCATCGAGTGACGCTGTTGTCTTCGTTGGTTTTGGCTTGCCGCCACTATGTGTGGACCAGAACTCGTTGAGTTCGTTCTTTTGTTCTTTGGTGAGCGCTTTTGTTATTTCAACAAAAGTGTCCCACTTCTCCTCCAGCTCTGTTTTGGGTGCTGCCTCAACTTGTTCTGGTTGGTGGGGTGTCGAGAAGCCAGCCTCCATCGCATCCTCAATGTCCATTGCATCTGCGGAGCGTGATAAGTAGAGACCAACACCAATCATCTGTGCAGCTTTTTTGAGCGCATCAGAAACTGCCATTTTTCTTGAGTTGCCATAATCCAACGGCTTACCAGTTGCCTTGATTCTTTTTACTGGTGCTCCGCCAACGGCGTGCTTCACAACTCGCTTGCCGTTTCCAAAATCGACAGTAAGGCTCACGTGGGCACTCAGCTCATCAACATTGGTTGAAACTTCTTCACAGCTGATTATTTCGAACGACCAGCCATCAACGCCGAGAACTTTGTTGAGACGATTTATGACTTCACTCACGGGGATAAACTTTAAGTTGACCCCAGAAAGATTCATGCTTTTCTCCATCTCCTCAGGGAATGGTGCGTAAAGCGCTTGGGTTATTGCCTGTTCGTTTACTTGTTGCTGTTCCATAGTTGGTTCTATCTCCTATTTCTAGTGGTTATTTTGCTTTGCGAACAATGATGCTTGTTTTTAGGTCGCCAACTTCACAGTAATTATCTGGATTGATTCCGATTTTATTAAGCTCTTTCACTCTCCAGTATGATGGCGCACAGTAGGTGAGCATGTCAAGAGCGATTTCTTGTGGAGATTTCATAATCTCACCAGTGTCCATGTCTACAGACATCTTCATCAACTTGTCTGCGACTGCAGAGCCAAGGTCCTTATGCTTCCATCCCTTGCGCTCGTAAGATGAGTTCTTTTCAATCTTGATTCCACTCGCCAGGTTAATCTCTTGTTCATCACCAATGATTCTTGCCATTGCGTAAACGAAAGAATCGTAAGCAGTCGCCAAATCGCGCTTCAAGAAATTCAATTCAGCCAGCAATTCGCATGCCTCGACGACATCTGGATTTGAGTCTGTATATTCCATGAGTTCGGAATCAAGCTCAGCGACGAGCTTTTTAATAAGGTCTAATTTTTCATTGTTCATTTTTAACATTCCTTGTGGTAGTGGGTCTATCTCTAGAGCAGTATAGAAACTTTTCTCCTCTGAGGCAACCCCAGGCCAGTCAAAAATGTAAAAGCTCCAGTGGCGGAGTCGACCTGGTCGTCATGGTCGCATGATTCAGGAAATGATGAAAATTCATCTAGCCAGTTGGAAAGCCATGGAGCCCTAACGACTCTCACGTTTCCATTCGCGACAGCTGCAGCGAACGGTCTTGCTCTAGTTTCCTTATCGCCAGTTGACCGCACTGCGGAGAAGTCGTAGCCAGGAAGGACGTATCTTGCGTACTGGTCGGCGAGAGCCTTGCCGGATGAGCCTGGTTCCTGCTCCATTCGTATTGCCACGCCATGCCCATCCTCTAGCGCAGTTTGAGCCAGAAGTTGCTCAACCTTCTCCCCTCGCACACGAGCCCTCCGTACGTCCAGAACGTAGGATATGCCTTCATCAAGCAGCATTAGGGTTCCTACGGTCCAGTCAGGGTCGGGGTTTGACGGTGTTGGCTCGGACGCCGCCAAGTCCCAGAACCGAACAACCCGTGCAGAACTAGTTATTGGGGGAAGTTCGGCTGAATCGATGATAACGAACCCTGTTCTATCGAATAGGGAGCCAAGCGTCGTACTCCACCAGTCACCCTCTTCGAGTCGCCTACGCTCAATTGGGTCCAGGGCCTGAAGGGCCTGACGGTACGAAACAGCATCAATTCCGGGGTTATCTGTCAGTTTTGATGGAACAAAGATTCTTCCCTCCTGGCGACCCTCAACGATGAATCGCTGTCTAACCCAATTGGGTGCTGGGTTTGAGGCACATCTCATTCTTAGTGGTATCTGAGATACGGGTCCACTGTTAGGGCGGCGCAAACGGGAAAAGAGGTATCTATAGTCGGACTCTCGTATTTCCGTGACCTCGTCCATCCCTATGAATTGGAATTCTGAACCCTTATAACGAAGATAGTCATTGACGTTGTTCAGGTATCCAAAAGATATTCTTGCCCCAGATGGGAATGTAGCAATGAATGTATTGCTGTTCCAGTGGATATCGTCGTAGTTGGACATCCAGGACTTAAAACGGTCCATCAACGCTCCAGGTAGTGACAAGTCGGCAAAAGTTCTACGAAAGAGAATTGCTGAATAACCAGGAATGTCTACGTATTGAAGCGCTGACATTAGTAAAGCCGAAGACTTACCACCACCAGCAGCTCCACCGAAAAGGGCTTCGAGCGCATGGGTTCTGAGAAAAACCTTCTGATTGAGAGAAGGCTCTTCTGGGCAGAATGGAGTCTCCTTTGGCGTGAGATACTTTAGTACCTCATCCCAATTTGGTTTATTAGCCATCAGATTTGCATTCCCTAATGTCGTTACTCGTGTTTATAGGCTACTGTATGTTATATGCCCAAACTGAGCACTCTGCCCAATAAGTTCAAGTCCTTGATAAAACCCAAACTAAACAGACGTACGTTCGCTAATCTGTTCATGGTTTCATTTATACTATGTACGAGTATTGGAGCAGGTTTAATATTCCCGCCAGCGGGATTAGTGGTTGCCGGACTGACGTGCGGTCTATTTGGTTTGTTGTTAGGACTTGAGTAAAATATGCCTTGGAATCCATCAGAAAATAAGTCTCTTGGTCAAAAACAAAATAAGTCTGCCATTGGTTATGGTGCCCCTGTATCCAGCAACCCAAGTTACTCAGATAAGCCATACAGAGACTCATGGGATATTGAGCGTGCCTACAGGGAAGGTATGCAAAAAATCACCTGGGTTAATAGGTGTATTGATGCAATTGCCGGGAACCAAGCAAGACTCCCAATCATCCTAAGAAAAGATAATTCGAAGGACGGAGAAATCGTAGTTGGCCGTGAGGCAAAACGCTCTTCACTACTTGAGCTTCTCAACGTTAAATCGAACATTGGCGAAAACTCTTTTATTTTTAGATACAGACTTTCAGCTCAATTGCTCCTTGGAACCCGCGGTGCATTCATAGAGAAGATTCGTGGGCGTGACGGTGGAGTCATCGGTTTGAACCTTTTGCCACCACAATCAACCGCACCAATCCCTGACGCCAGGAAATTTGTGTCTGGTTATGAAGTACAGATGCCTTATGGCAAAAAGATAATCATGAAGCCAGAGGATGTTGTCTGGATTAGAAGACCACACCCACTCGACCCATACTTGTCTCTAACCCCATTGGAAGCATCCGGAGTCGCTGTAGAGATAGAAAACTTAGCCAAGTTGTACAACAGAAACTATCTTCTTAACGACGGAAGACCTGGCGGTTTGCTTGTTGTTAGAGGCGAGATTGATGAAGATGACAAGGAAGAATTACGCAATAGATTTAGGGGTAATTTAGGAAAAACTGGACACACCACAGTCATTGCTGCCGACGAAGGTGTCGACTTTGTTGATACATCCGCAAACCCAAGAGATGCTGCCTACATACAGATGCGCCAAATCACCAAAGAAGAAATTCTTGCTGCGTTTGGAGTTCCAGAATCCGTAATTGGAAATGCTTCGGGAAGAACATTTAGCAACTCATCTGAAGAGATAAGAGTTTTTTGGGTTGAGACAATGCTCCCTCACCTGGAGCCAATAGCAAGAGCGCTTGATGAACTTGATGAAAAGTACTACCTCGACTTCGATACAAGCGAAGTTCCAATCTTGTTGCTTTACAAGCAGGAACGTGAGAGATACCTAAAAGAAGAACTCGGTCAGGGTCTTATCTCTGTGAACGAATACAGAATTGCAAGCGGAAGAAAAGAAGTTGAAGCAGACCTTGCTGACTCTTTGCTTATGAATCCAAACTTAATTCCTATTGCTAATACAAAAAAGAAGATGGAAGAGAACGCTGCACAGATACCTGGCGGCGCTCCTGGGGCACCAGGAATGCCTCCAATGCCAGGGATGCCAGGGATGCCACCTGCAGAGGGTGCTGTTCCTCCGCTTGACCCAAATACAATGCAGGGTGCAATGGCTGAGGTCGCCGCTACTGGTGCTGGCGATATGGCTCAAACAACGCTCCCACCAGAGGTTGCCGGAATGGCTCCAGCTACTGGAGCAGCACCAATCCCACAAGGAATGGCAAGCGACCCACAAGATGGTTTTCAGTACAAAACAGCACTAGCAGAGGATTTTGATAAATCGGAAATGGCGATTGAGCGCTGGTCCGAAATCCTCTCTAGAGGAATTGAAAGAGTCGTCGAAAGACAGCAAAGAGTCGTCTTGGAGAAGGCTGGAAGCAGTAAGTCAAAGAAAGCTCTCATGTCCGGAACTCTTGACCTTGATTCAATTTTTGCCACAGAGACGTGGAATAAGCAGATGGAAGATGACCTCCGTCCTGTTATCTCGGCAATAATCAACGACTCTTTTGAGTTCAGAAAAGAATCATACTCTCAAAAGGGACTCAAGCCAAGAACGATTGCCCCTGCAACAATAAAGAAAAACATTGATTCACAGATATCACGAATAGTCTCAATGAACTCTGGAATTCGTTCCTCGATGGAGGAAATGATGATGAAGTCATTCTCTCATGCAGGAGAAGAGCAGAGATTCTCCGTCTTTAGAGAAGAGATTGTTGGTATGTATGCGAATATTCTCGCCAAAGACCAATTGGAAATTTCTGAAACAGAAGCAAAAAATGCATGGACGTTTGGACAGGTTGGATAGTTTCACTAAACTATTTCTGTAAAACATTCAGGTTTTTAAAATACTTACATTCTGGAACATGTTTTTCGTTTAATATCGACTAGCAGCCGAGAGAAGTTGGTTCCAAAAATGTCAAATGAAGCATTCGAATACAAAGCAACGTCGGCACATGGCGCAAAGTCAGTAAACGGACCAATCAATCTTGATGAGGCCGAGGGAATAGTCGAATGCTTCGTGGCCGGAATTGGCAATAAAGACTCAGTTGGTGATGTTTGTGCTTCGGGGGCTTTCACTAAGAGTCTGCTCCGCAGAAAGCCAAGAGTTGTATGGGGCCACAACTGGAACGACCCTATCGGAAAAGTTCTGGAAATTTACGAAGTTGGACCACAGGACCCACGTCTTCCGTTGAAAATGAAGATTGCCGGCATAGGCGGTTTGTTCGCAAAGGTCCAGTTCAATTTGAATTCAGAAAAAGGCAAAGAGGCATTTCTTAACGTTGCTTTCTTTGGGGAAGAACAAGAGTGGTCTATTGGCTACAAGACCCTAAGAGCCCAGTTTGACCAAAAGGCACAAGCGAATATTCTTTATGAGGTTGAACTTTATGAAGTTAGCCCTGTTCTGCACGGAGCAAATCAGCTGACAGGAACGATATCCGTAAAGGCAGACGATTCTGCATATGGAACCCCTATCGCGATGATGCCTCAGAGGGATGAGAGCAACGGCTACGAAGAAATGGAAAAAGAACTTTCAAATCTTTTTGGCGCGAAAGTTTCTGTTCACTCAATAGACGGTGACGAAGTTGTATTCACGCGCCACGAGATGAGTGGTGCCAAGAAGTACAAGTGTGGCTTTATGAGAAGCCAAGGTCGATACATGTTTGGGACGCCTGAGGTAATCAGCATTCCACAGTCGCCAGTTCGCGCTCCACAGTCAGCACCTATGCCCATGGTGAGCGGAAGGCCTATGCCGGCAAACGAGCCACAGCGCGTGATTAGACCTCAACAGATGCCATCCATACCAGTTGCCGTAAAGCCAAGTGGTGATGGACTAACAATGATTCCTCTTCCTGCAGTTCAGTATGATTCAAACGCAAAACCATCTTTGGACAAGGAAGAGGCAGACCTCCGTGATGCCTTGCTGAAGATAGTTTCACGCCACGGTAAATTCAATGAAGATTCAAACGGTGTATGGGCTGGATATAGCCCTGCAGAAGAAAACGAAGTGGCACGCATCGGTGTTAAGTGCTCAAATTGCGTCTTCTACCAAGGCGGCTCAAAGTGCAAAATCATTGACATGCCAGTCGAACCAGAAGGAAAATGCAGATTTGCAGTTATTCCAAATGGAATTGTTTTGAGCAGTGGCTCCAAAGAACTTGAAGAGCATGTTTCCGAAGCAGAAAATGCAATTATTGATGTTCTTGAACTCAAGTATCCAGGTGAGTTTGTTCTTGGAATTGTTAGAAACGCAGTTGGCAAGAAAAAGAAGAAAAGAAACAAATACAAGAATCTTTCAGAGTTCGGCGATGACGACGATATGGGTGAGAAGTCGTACGTAATACCAGTCGAGCCAAGTTTTGCATTTAGAGTAAAAACAGCTCTTGACCCAATATTTGATTATCACAGAGCAGAGACTTTTGTTGACTCAGAAGGAATAGTGATTACCTCTGGTGTAACCGAAAACCTCATAGACGCAGTCGATACGGCTCTTCACAACTTAAAAAAAAAATTCTCAGAACATGAAATAGAGGGCAAAGCCCTCGGTTACAGAATAGGTCGGTCGCTCGGCTCAAGAGCAATTGATAGACCAAATATTGGTGGTGGCAAACGCAGGGGCCGTGGGTTTGGCATGCCAGAAGG